ACACTCTTTCCCTACACGACGCTCTTCCGATCTAAATCAGTTTAAATGTAGAACCAGCAGAACGGACAAGTGATGCTGTACAGGTTGAGCAAACAATCAGCACAAGCGAGAGTGAGTTGCTTGCCAGAAATAATGAGCTTCGAAAGGATTTGCAAGCTCTGAGGGTGATACATTTTGAGGATGGAATGACTATCGACAACCTCAAGCATCGTCTGGAAGAAGCAAAAAGAAATATAGAGGATAGGGATGATCTTATCATGAGATTAAAAGCAAGACTTTATGATCTTATAGTTGCGGAGGACAAATAATATGGTCTTAAAAACTGGAAATGAAGATATGGAAAAAATCCATCTGCATAGTCAGACCAGAGAAAAGGCTGTTATCGCTGCGGTTAAAGTGGTTGTTGACATTATTTCCGAAGGGGATCAAGATGCAGAACATATTTCATCAAAGTATGTTATTGGCATTCTGCAAGAGGCGATTCGGTGTGTTCAGATGAAGGCAGAGCTTCGTCCTATCAAGGATTTTCTTTCGATGCAGAAATGACCTTTGACACTAACTTTATTCTACCAACCAAGGAGGTAAAACAAAATGGGACAAAATCCAACGAAAGCTGCCAGTAACATATTCTGTCAGAAAAGGAAAGAGGCAGCGAAGTTTAATGACCGGCTCAATAGCCGAGAAGGAGCATCCGAATTGATCGGTGTTTCACCGTCTGCGCTGGCTGACTATGAGCTGGGAATTACCAAGGTCGTACCGGTGGATGTCGTCATCAAGATGGCGGAGGTTTACAACGCACCGGAGCTGCTCTCTTACTATTGCCACAACGAGTGCCCGCTGGGGGATCTGTGTTATCAGGAGCCAAAACTCAAAAGCCTTGACAGGGCAGTCGTTCAGTTTCTGGCATCGATGCAGTTGGGGGAGAATGCAGGTGCACAGCTACTTGCTATCGTAGCAGACGGCGAAATTACGCCGGATGAATACGAACGGCTGGAGCAAAGCATGGTACTGCTGGACAACATTGCACACTGTATCGCAGAGCTGCAGTTGAGAATCAGGAAAGGAGCATAGAAGATGGAATTTAAGCTTGAGCTGAAAACCCTTGACGGAAAGCCGGTACCACTTGACGCAAAGTTTAAGCCGCAGCAGGAAGCCTGCCAGATTGTAGCGGATGCAATGCTTCGGCAGCATTCCAAAGAAAAGGCAGAACAGCAGCAGAAGAAACAGGAGGAATAATTTGAAACGAGTAGTTTTTATCCTCTGCCTGTGCTTGCTGGCAGGAGGATGTAAACCAAGAGAACAAAAAGAAGATGCAAGCCCAACGGAACAGCCGGAACCGGTTATTTTGACACTGGCAGAGGAACCAGAATCCGTAGTTTGTGCAATGCGTTTTGAGATAAAACCTTCAAAGGTACAGAAGGTCTACCGGGACATTCCATTATCCCATGAGCTTCAGGATGCAGTAGACAACGCCTGTGAGAAATACCGTGTACGACCGGATGTGCTCTATGCCGTGATGGAAACCGAGAGCGGATATCAGGTGGATGCGCAAAACGGACAGTGCATTGGCTTGATGCAGATCCACACCATCAACCTGCCGTACCTGGGAGAACAAATCGGCACAACAGATTTGAGCGACCCTGTCCAGAACATCCACGCAGGAGCTTATCTGCTGGGAGGCTACCTTCAAAAGTATAATTTGACCGACAGCCTGATGGCGTACAACCTCGGAGAAGGTGGGGCAAAAAAGAAGTGGGCGCAGGGTGTGCATGAAACCGGTTACACCAGAAAGGTGATAGAGATTATGGAAAGGAGTGCTGCAAATGGAAGTGTTTGACCTGCTGTATCTGATGCTGTTACCTAGTGTTTTCCTGCTGACCTTATGCGGACTGTACGGGGTGACTGCACTGACAAAAGATTTGCTAAGGCAAAAAGAAAAGGCCCCGACAAAATGTCAGAGCCAGAGACTTCATCAGATAAAAAACGGAAAAGTTGCTCAACCGACCAAAGCGACCAACTTCTCCGCCAAAACAGTGGACTAAATTAAAAGTCCACTCCTATCATATCTGATTTTCAAAGAAAAATCAAGGGAGGAATCTCAATGCGTGATTGGACAAGCGAAAACGAATCACATGACCCACAATGCAGAGAACGACATGGAACACGTTGTTCCCAGTGCGGCGAGAGGTATCATGAGGACGATATCACTTATATAGATGGAAAGGCGATCTGTTGTGATTGTCTGAAAGAATACATAGAGGAATACGGAAAAGAGCATGCCGAAGATTTTATTGAGGATTTTATCAGTGCTAACCTTGATGCTCGTGCTGAAGATTTTTGGGAAAATGATTTGGACGAGCAGACAAAGAAAAGGCTCATGAGAAACATTTATCAGGAAGAAAAACGGATGAGTCGTATGTCCAACCTTCGTAATATTGAGCAGGCAGACCGGGATTTCTGCCTATCATCGGATGATTACAGCGAGTTTGTGAGGGAACGCTTATGCTGGTAAACAATCGTAAGGGATGGCTCAAAGCAAGACAGAAAGGGATCGGCGGCAGCGATGCCGCCAGTGTCCTCGGAATCTCCCCTTGGAAAACGAATGTACAGCTTTGGGAGGAGAAAACTGGCATCACAGAGCCGGAGGATATTTCAGAGAAAGAGGTCGTCCGCTTCGGTAAAGAATCTGAGGCAGCCATCCGCCAGCTATTCCAGCTGGATTTCCCAGAGTATCAGATTTCCTATGATGAGTTTGGCATGATTGCAAACGAGCCGGATTGCCCGTTTATCTTTGCAACGCTCGATGGGGAACTGACCGATAGCAGCGGTCGTAAAGGTGTTTTGGAAATCAAAACCACTGAGATCCGGCGCTTTATTGATTGGAAAAAGTGGAACGGACAGATACCCGACTATTACTATGCACAGATTGTTCATCAACTACTTGCCACAGGGTATGAATTTGCAATCCTCAAAGCTCGTATTCGGGAACGTGGAGAGTATGGCTGAAAGATAACGGTCCGGCACTATACCTTTGAGAGAGGTAAGATGCTGGACGATCTTGTTTATTTGAAAGAAAAAGAAATTGCTTTTTGGAAAGCGGTTCAGAACAAAACCAGACCGGCACTGATTCTGCCGGAACTTTAAAGGAGGGATAATGGATGGAAGTGAGAGTTACACCGGCGATTGAGCAGATCATTCCGCCGCAGATCAGCTTTAACTTTGAAGAGATTCGGGCAGAGCTTGCACAGAAGCTGCAGGTCTACCAAAACATGGTTGTCACCGAGAGTGGCGTCAAGGAAGCCAAAGCGGATAGGGCAAACCTAAACAAGTTTAAGGCTGCATTGGCGGATAGCCGTAAATCGGTCAAATCACAATGGAACCAACCTCTCAGTGATTTCGAGGACAAGATGAAGGTACTGGAACGGATGGTGGATGAGCCGATCAGTGTCATCGACCGTCAGATCAAGTCCTTTGAGGAAATCAAAAAGGAGGAAAAGCGCCAGAGTATTGAAGCGTTTTTCGAGGACAATGTCGGCGATCTGGAAGAAATCCTTCCCCTTCAAAAGATTTGGAATGACCGCTGGCTCAATGCGACCTATCCGATGAAGGAGATCGAACAAGAAATTATCAGCAGGATGAGAAAGACCCATAACGATATCAACATTATTGTTGCAATGCAGTTGCCCTGCACCGAACAGATGCTGTCCACCTATCTGGATACGCTGGACATGAGCAAAGCGATGGAAGAAAAGCATCGATATGAGCAAGCGCAAAAAGCCAAGGAACAGGTTGTAAAACCGAACCAGGAAGAAACAGTTCCACAATCTAAACCGGTCGTTGTTGAAAAGAAAGAGCAAGTATCTGATCTGTCTGCAGTACAGCAGGCAATGCCAGAAAATGAGCGGACGAAACAGCAGGCGGAACAAACCGAAAAAGTGAAAGTGCTGGATTTCCGTGTATGGGTAACACCGGAGCAGATGCAGGCACTTAAAGCTTTCCTGCTCCAGAATCAGATCGGAAGAGCGTCGTGTAGGGAAAGAGTGT